TGTTTTTATCATAAATAAAGAATCCACCTTCATCTTCATCTGATGGAGGTATTCTTTGAACAAAAGCTTTAATTCTAGGATCGTAGTAAAATGCTCCTGGTCTCATTGCATTGTAATCAAAAGATTGTTTTTTTGGATCAAAAGGAACAAAACCTGCATTATTAGCAGCAATCATTTTTCCTGTTGGATCAGTAGTTGTTCTTAATTTTCTTTCAATTATAATATCATACTCTGAAGTTGCTCTAGGATATGCTTGTTCTATATTAGGTTTTTGAAAACTTTGTAATTTACTTCTAGACTCTGTTCTTGTTTTTACTAAATCTTCATACGCTCTTTGAGGTGAATAATCTTTTTGCATACCTTGACCAGCTGCTTTTGCTCTAGCCGTTCTTTCTGCAAACTGTTGACCTATAGAAGTAGATAACGCTGAGGTTTTTCTTTTATTTAAAATTGCTTCTCTTGCATCATCTTGTTTTACAAAAGATGCATAAGGATCTCGAGCAGAGCCCGCTATATTAGATAGTACACCATCACCTGCAAATTTACCTGATGCTAAATTTAAACCAAACTGACCAAAAGGTAGTCTTGTTTTAGGAACTGGTGCATATTGATTTTGTAAATCCATAAGCATTTTCATTTCAGCTTCTGTTTTTGCTCTATCTATTCCAAGTCCACCAGTTGCTTTTTTAGTTCTATCTACAAGTCCAGTCATAATACCATCATTAACTGTGCCACCTCTTCTAAACATAGGTCTTTTTAAAGTTCTAGACACTAGAATATTCTCCCGTATATATCCGCTCCTGCCAAACCGATACCTAAAGCTTGCATCAAGGGACTTGATTGCGCTGCTGCTGGTGAATCAGTTAATCTTACACCACCTGCACCAGGAGTAATACCTGCAATACCTTGACCAAATCTATCTAATGCTTGTCTAGGCTCTTGTATCGCCATCTGTGCTGCTTGTCTCTGTGCATCAAGTACAGCTTGGTTTTGTGATTGTTGCGCTGCACCTAGTGTGCCAAGGCCAGATATTTGTGCTCTATTAAAGTCTTGTGCTCTTGCACCTAGTCCACCTTGTAGGTTTGCAATACCCATTTGGTTTGCTAGATCTTGTTGTCTTCTTGCTGCTGCATTTTGAAAACCTGTTTGTCTTAGGTTTCCTAATGTCTGTGCTCTGTTCTGGTCGCTTGCCGCTTGGTACTCGGCTCTTTGTACACCTTCACGTCCGCCACCAAATGCACCTGGAGTACCAAGTGTAGCTGCTGCATTTTGATTAGCTCTTATTTGTGCTTGTTTATCAAAGTCCTGCATCGTTGTATCGATGACTTGTTGTTGATAAGGTGACATGTAAGATTGAATAGATCCTGTTCCTGTACCTGCACCAGTCCCAGTTAAACCTGTTGCCGCTCCTGCTGCAGTTGTTGCATCAGTTAAAAATGGTTGAAAAGAACCTAGTCCTGTTTGACCCATGTTATAAGCTTGTGTTTGTAATGCATCTTGTGCTGCTACTTGCGGTGCAAGGTCAGCCATACCTGCTTTTGTAATTCCAAACTGTGTAGCTTGTGCTTGTCTTTGTGCAAACTGTGCATCTGTTTCACCAGGTTGTTTTACGTTTGCAGTTGTAACTGAAGGTAAACCTGATTGTGTTGCAAGGTCTGTTAAATATGTTTGTTGTGCTGCTTCTATAAACTCTGGTGGAAGTGTTCTTGATTCTGTTACACCACCTTCTTGATAACCCATTCTGCCACCATTAGCTGCCATACTTCTTTGGTCATCTTTTCTTCTAACCATTTCCTCCATAAACAGTTCTATTTGAATTATTTCATCCTCAGTTAAATCTGATAAAGGTTTACCAAATTCTTCCATAGCAATAGTTTCCATCATGCTGTTTCTTTCATCCATTGGATCTGGCGCTGAAGCCATCATCATATTTTCCATTAAGTAACCCTTCTCTCTAAATTTTTCATTGTATCATACATCTTTTGTGCTCCATTTTCAATGCTTCCGTTGCCTGCTCCTCTTACAGCATCCGCTGTAAATACAAACTCATTTTTTGATAACATTGCTGGAACATCATCTGCTTTTTCTTTTATACCAACTGGTACGAATCCACCTTTAGCTCTGTAATCTAATTCTGTAATACCACCTTGATTGACTCTAGGCTCACCCATAGGCATACCGCCACCTGCTAGTTTAGCTAGTCCGCTGCCATCACTAGTAATTTTTCTTAAATCTTCGTTTGGAAAACCTATTTTAGCTATATCCACAGGGTTTTGTGTTTTTTCAAAAGGTGCTTGTCCAATCGATTCTAAATACTGATTAAAAGCAGCAGCTTGTGCACTGTTATTAAATGTAAGTGGTGTTCCATCTGGTAATACTCCATTAATCATAATTTGTAAACCTGGTCCCATTCCAGCTCCTGGATTTTGTTCTTTATATTTTGCATAACCTTCCATAATATTTTGACCTGTCATAGGTTCTACAGGTAGAGTAGGTTGAATTATTTTTGCTGTAGGTGAATTTGGAGTTTGATATTCTTTTTGATTAGGATCATACATATCTGGATACTGTCCTGCTGCAATAGAGGAATAAGTTTGTGTTCCATATATTTGACCATCTGGTCCTTTGTACATAAATTCATTGTAATTACCTGGTGCTCCATTTGGATTTTTTAATTTTGTAAAACCTGGAATAACACCTGCTTGTGATAAACCAGCATCAGGTGTCGGGGTTGCTGCAGTCATTGTTTTTGTTTGTTGATCAATTGGTAAATATTCATTTCTATTTTTTAATTGTTCTGCTGTTAAGGTTCCTGTATCCGCTGCTAAAATACCTTCTATGTTTTTACCTGTTTGATCTACAGCTGTATTGTATGCATCTTTTAAAGTTACTCCACCAGGTCCATCTAAAATAGCTCTTGATCCTTCTTGTAGGGTTTGATACGCGGCCGCTAAACCAGAAGAAACTTTTGGATTAACACCAGGAAATTTCATTTGAAAATCAGCACCAGTTTGTAAACCATACTCTGGAATAGTATTTTTTCCAGTCACACCTTTCATTATATTTGATGTTATTGCATGATCTCTAAATCTTGCTAAAGCATTTTGTCTTGATGCTATATTAGATGCTCGTTGCGCGTTGTTAATTGCTCTGTTCTGTTCTGCGGTGTTAGTCATACTAATACCACCTGTTTGATATCCTACTCTACCACCTGTTGCCATATCTTGACCAACAATACTATCTATGTAATTATTTTTTTCTTCATCACTCATGGCTGCATATTGTGGGTTACGTAATGGTGTGTAATAACTATCCATGTAACCTCTCATCTGTTGTTTAACACGTGTTTTTCTTCTAGCCATGTACTCTTCCATACTTTCACCAGGTTGTTGTGGTTCAAATGCACCTGTAAAATAACTATACAATGCAGAAGCACCTGATGTAATACTACCTACTAATAATTTTTGTTGTACCATTGAAGGTAATTTGTTTAATCCAGGAACTTTACCTATAGTTGCTTCTGTTGCTTTCTTCATAAATTCTGGAGTATTTTTTACTGAGTCTGCATTTTTTAGATCTGCTAATCTTTTTTTATTCATTTGATCTTTTGTTAAAACTGTATCTTTTTCTTGAAACAATCTACCTAAACCTCTGTCTTTAAAACCTTCCATAGAATATTTTTGACGTCCAAAAATATTTCCCATTTCTGAACCTGATGCTCCACCTAATTTTCCTATTCCTTTACCAAAACCATAAGTTAATGCACCTTGTTTAAGTGCATCTTTAAAATCACCTCTTTGATCATAACGACCAATACCTCTCATCGCTGCTGCAATACCAGGATTAAATGGTGCAACAAACGGTGCAGCTTTAACTGCAATGTCTGCTAGTTCATTAGGTATAAGTTTTCTAACAAAATCTCCAATACCATATTTTTGTCTAGGCACGGCATTCATGATGCCACCTTTTGCACGTAGTTGTCTTCGCATTTGAGATCTTGTAATCATATATGTTAAATTTTGTTTATATTATTTAGGCAGGTATTTAACCTGAATTTATACTAATACTTGCTTTTAACAAGTAAATCAAGACTATGTTGTAACTTCTCTAGGTTTAGATTCTAAAGCTGAGAGGACTACATGTAGTCTATTGGCCGTAGCCGCAGTCACTTTTATTACTTCACTTTCCTGTAATACTAAAGGCGCTGATAGTAGTTCTGTTGTACCATTTGCTGATATAGATTTGGTTTTAAAAAGACTAAATACAGCATCTGATGTATCTGTAATAGTGACTGTTATAGTGTCCGCATTACCAGAGTCTTCTGATATTAATATAGATTTTATAATAGAAGTTGTAAAACTAGGTGTAGTGTATAGTGTTGTAGCATTTGTTGTAGTCAAATCTACTTTTTTATTTACAAATGAATTAGCCAAAAAAATATGCCTCCGCTTCTGCTTCGTCTTTTAAATCTTGTTGATAAGTAGTGTTTAATTTTTGCACAATACTATCTATATCTCTAACAAATGATTGTTGTATTTGTTGATCATACTCTTCGTTTGGTTGTGTTAATGTTTGTACTATTTTTGCCATTATCTTCTTCCATCGGGTTGATAGTCTATTCTAAATGTACCTAGTTTCCAAAACTGACTTGTACTTGTATTATCTATCTTTAACGATATTGATCTAGCCCTAGCACGTGTGTCAATCTTTTGTGTACCACTTGATACAGTAAATGGACCTAATGTAGAACTAGCTGAAGTATCATTTGGAAAATCTCTTAGATTTAATGTAATTCTTGCATCACCTGTTTGTGATAAAAAATCTGGTATAACTCTTCTTATTTTCATCATAAACTCACCATCACCTTGAAGTCCTTGTGAACCTATATCAAAATCTCCAGATTCAATACTTGCAGTAATAGCGCTCGTTTGACCTTCTTTAACTTGATTTAATCCTGTTTCATGTTCAAAGTATGTTGTTGTGCCATCAGTGCATCCAATAACATGGTCTTTGTTTGTAGTTGCTGTTGTATCACTACTATTGTATTCTGTTGCATGGGGTTTACCAAATACAGCTGAGTCTTGCCAAGTTGATCTAGCTAGTGTACCACTAGTCCATACTGGTCGCTCGGCACTTGAGTCTAGATAATTGTATGCAACCATTCTATTTACAACTCCTGAACTTGAACTTGGATAAAACCACATTATTTCTCCAAACAAATTATTAAGACCTGCATTAATGTGTTGCCTTGGAGTTAAATTAATATCATCGTAAACATGATCTTCAACTAAACATGGTAATGATTCTAGTTTACCTGTGTATCTAAAAAAACCATTATCTGACATCCAATATGCAGCACCATCAACTTCAACGGCTGCATTCTGTCCTATCAATCCACAGTTAGTACCAACTTGTTGGAATGAAAAAGTAAATGGAGGACCAACAAAACGCATAATAAATAATGCAGTATCAGTCCAAATATAAATAGCATCTCTACCTCTAATTGCTCCAACAATTTTAGATCCATCTGCAAGTCTTTGTGTACCTGCAGTATTAGTAGCACTCGGTGTGTAAGTATTAATATCTTCTTGAGATGAAAATCTTATAAACATAGGATCTTGTGTAGAAGATGTTCCAATAGTTGTTTCTGTTCCAAAAAATATTAAGTGTCTATCTGGCGTAGAAACTAAACTAAATGCTGATGCTGTTGGTGCACCTGATATGATTGTTGCTCTAGTATTGTTTGCACCTGTAGGATTTGAGTCCCATTCAAAACTTTCTCCTCCAGATATAGTTGCAATAAGTTTATTACCAAAATTATCTAGTGACCATAATCCTGGTGCAGTTACAATATCTCCGGATGCTGCAGCATTCCATGCAAAGAAATTAGATGCATCTGTAACGGTTGCACTTGATGAATGTATTGCGGCTGTTGTACCATTAGCACCTCTTGTTAAACCAGATAATGTACCACCACTATTACCAGTATATGTAATTAATTCTGATCCTATTAAAATTGTTCCTGTTGATGGAAAAGAAGTTGAACTAGCCATGGTTAATGATGTGACTGATGCATTTATTCCTGATGACAGTGTAGATGTAAACTGACCTGTTTGTTGACCGCCCCATGATCCAAGACCCCAACCAGTAGATGCAACCTCAACTGCTGGTCCTACTGGATAATAATGTTTTACACGTATCCCACCAGACGCGCTTGCACCTGATCCTGATTCGTTAGACGCCATAGTAACTGTTAGAGTAGTAGTTGTAGGTATACTTGATACTTGAAATTTTTTGTCATCAAAATTGGAAGAATTAAAATTAGAATTAGTGATACTTGTAAAATTATCTAATAAAATAATATCACCTTTATTCATATTATGAACTGATGAAAAAGTTATTGTAACAGTGGCTGATCCATTAGTTGTAGTAAAAGCTGATGTTAAAGTTGTTGTAGATTTAATTGGATGTATGTCATAAAAAATACCACCAGAATAAGCGTACAATATTCTATTAGTTCCTAATGCTGCATACTTAATACCTGATGTGTTTACAAAATGATGAATAGCTGTATTACGTCCTGTTATATCAACAGACCCTAATTGAGACCAACCGCCTATTTTTTCAGGTGAACCATATCTAAAACGAACGTTATCACCGTTAACCCATTGGCTTTCGCCACCTGTTGACGTAACTTGTTTATTGAATCCTGGTTGAAATCTTACTTTTTGTAACATATAAAAATCCTTAATAATAAGGCAGGAGATGGTGTGGTGGAATCTCCCGCCATATTATTATATACAATATTATTTAGGTATTTTAAAGCCTTTATACCAAGACGGCAACCCTAAAAATGGTCTCTTATCGTATAGATTTTCTTTTGCTGTTTTAGATGATGATTTATTATAATGTAAAAATACTTGTCCACAGTCTTTACCTGTAAACTCTTCTCGCCAATGTTCTAGTTCACAACCAGAATATATAAGCATGTCTCCAGGGTTAAGGTCAACTTTAATTCCAGCTTGACCTTTGTTACCTGTTGGATCTAAATAGATTGACCATGGATCACCACCTAGATTTAATGTTGTTGATATTTCACAAGAGTATCTATCTTTGTGTCTAGCTAACACATCTCCTTTTTTATAAATTCTAGCGTATGCATATGTAGGAGATAATTTTAAATTTGTATGTTTTTCCATAACAGGTTTTACTTGTTCTAATAAAGTTTCCATTGCAATGTCACTATAATGCGAATAGGTGTTTGGCACCTGTTGATCATTCC